CATAGTCTTTCCCCTCGACTAGATGGATTTTGCGTTTGGCTTGCGCGCAAGCCAAACTCGGCACTGAACCAACGCCACTGAGGGGGCGAGAAGACGCATCATGCGTCTTGTATAGAAGAGTCTAAGGGAGGTGGGCGGTGTGACAAGCAGTCGTTGTTAAGACATATCCCTCAACCATGCGTGTCTGCCAATTCCACCACACCCGCAAGACTCAAAAAACGCCGGAAATTAGCGTTTTCCCCTTCAATAGCAACGAAAACAAACTTTACCCATTGTGTCCCGGTGGCACAAGGTGACACACGTTGACACCCCGTTTGGCTTGCGCGCAAGCCAAACTTCACACTAGGTAATTTATCGGCCCTCTAACAAGCTCTAACAAATGCCTCGAACAAATAGCTCGAACAAATTAGTTTGTTCGAATGGCAGCGATTGCCACACACTTTATGGCGATGCCACATGCTTTATGGCGGCCCTCGGACAAATAGCGCGGACAAATTATCCTGTCCGAATGCCCCCGATATTTATCCCTGGTGTTATCCCTGGTTCGCCATTGTTTATCCCTGGTTCGCCATTGTTTATCCCTGATGATATCCCTGAATCGGCCGATTCAGGGATAATCTCACAGCCGCCCCCTATGCTTGCGAATCAGCTCTGCGACAGCTGCCGACCTGGAAACCTTCGCCGTCTTCGCCAGCCGGTCTATCTTCTCAACCAGTGCTGCCGGCACGGTAATGGCCAGCGGCACGGTTCGGCCTTCCGGGTGCTTTACTGGCTGGCCAGATCCGGCCCGTTTCCCGCCATTGTTTTTCCACGGACTCTCGGTGCCTGTTCTACTCATCAATCGCTCCGTTCCCGCACTGCTGCGGCTTGCCGCCTTTTGGGGCCCAGTATGCCAGGTGCTCGCCCGTCGAGTCATCCACATAGAACGTGCCGTTCTCCAACTCGATCCAGCACGATGTGACACCCGGCGGCAGCCTGAACTGCGGACAGCCCTCCCGGGCGGCTTCCGCCTTTGCAGACTGGATCTCGGCATCGGTCAGTTTGGCGGCAATCTGCTGTGCGAGCTCCGCCGCCCGCTTTGCCTGCGCATCCGATGGCGCATCCATCGCCAGTTCGAGGATCATGACCAAAGAGTCGTACAAACTCTCCGGCTTTTGGTGATACTTTGCCATGCCCGTCCCCTGCTTGTCTGTGACTAGTTCCCACGCAGCCTTCTTGACGTCGCTCCCACACTGCCCGCAGGTCAACGCCGACCACGCAAAGTTAAATACCAGCACCTCGGCCCCGCAGATCGGGCAGCTGATAAGCCGCCCAGCCTTGCCGGCCCGTGTGTACCTGGTCACCTTGTCCGCTTCACGAGGTGCAATCATTTGGCCGCCCCCCTTAAATAAACATCCCGAATCGTTCGACTACCTTTGCCGGCCGCAGCCCCGGCTCATATTCTGCCGCCAGCACTGCCGTGGCGATCCGCTTTACTTCCGCCCGCGAGGTACGGCTGCCAACCTCGATATCGATTTCCTCGGCATACTCACCTCGCTCGCACCAATCCGCCTTCGTGTAAACGGTATAGACAGTCCTGCTACGGCAGCATCCTCCGCCCGGCATGACGACAACGACATAATTGCGGTTGCCGTATTGCTGCTGGTGGATCTCGCTGCGATATCCCTCATGTTCCTTGTACACGCAAACGAACTTTGTTTTCTTCTCCGCCATCTCGATTCCCCTTCTTCGGTTTGAGTCACTCGGGCAGGTCATGAACGGCTTCAGTCATCGCCAGGATAAGGTCGTCGAGTGCTTCCCGCTCGTCCTCTTCCAATTCCCAGCGATTGACCACATCCTCGCACACGGACAGTGCGTCGAGGTCGCGTGCGTGTAGTGCCCGAGCGGCTACTGCAATCAGCTCGGTCTTGCGGTGTGGCGGGCGTCTTTTGATTTCTTCTGCGAGTGTCATGTTTTCCCCTTTGCGTGTGAATTGGTTTCGAACTAGCTACTGGCTGCGGCCAGGCGGTCGAGCTCAGCAACTGCCAGCCCAAACTTCTGAAACCGGGGGCCGCTGCCGAAGTCGTGAATCTCCATGTACTGACTCTGCTGGCGATTACGAATCCTAGGCAGCACGCTCCAGCATCCGAACTCCTTCCAGATAGCCACTTCCCGCCCATCAATACAGGTTGTCGCGACTTTTCCACCGCCATGATTCCGAATGCGTTTAACTGTCATGTTTTCCCCTTTGCGTGTGTGTTTCGTACTTGCCATGGTTAATAAGATATGATCTTATCGACCAAAGCACAAGCGATCTTCCAGTACTCACGGAGAAAATTTTCAGGAACGCCGGGATTGCCCTGAAAAACGGCGAAAGTTTTTTCCGAATCCGCGTTTTTTTCTGGCCCGAGATGGCCGCTTGCGGCCTTTCTTTCGACGTTTCTGCCGATTGTCTTCGGCAATCACTGCCCGGCACAATGCAACAAACTCCTCGTGCGTTAGCGAACCCTTCATGTGGTTCGCCGTTCGCAGTGTCAGCTGGCAATTATGCAGGTCGGTAGAGCCGCCACGGGACAGCGGTTGCACGTGGTCAAGCGAAACAGTCTGCGGAGTGATCTGCAGCCCGGTCAAGGCACAGCGATTGTTTTGCTCACGCAGCAACGCATCGAGCTGTTGTCTACTTACCCTCGGCCGCTTCCGCATCTTCGATCCTCTTCAATCGCTGGTCATTGGCTCGCCGGAGCTTGTCTAGCGCTCGACCCCACTCGGTCTCGGCATCCGCCTGCTGGTTGGCGAGGTGTGCGAGACGCGTCAAGGCCGGGCCCCATGCATCCCGGTCGCTACGTCGAGCAAGTTTCTCTAGCGCATAATCCCACGACCCTTCGTTGCGTCGCTCCCGCAAATAGATCTGCCGGAGGATGCGATCCCAGGCCGCAGCCCAGGTTTTCGTTTTCATCGGCTCATGTATTCCCGCCATCCCAACCTCCGTAGCGCTCGGGTAAGGTCATCGGCAACCGGCCGCAACCCTTCATCGTCGTCCAGGTGATGCCGTGCAATCCTCAACGTATGGAATAGCACATTGCGAATCAGTTCGGCTCCGCCAGCGTTGCCAGGCTTCCGGCACAATCGCACGCCAGTCGCATACAGCAGCTCGGTCGTCGAGCTTGCCCAGATCGTGACGAAGTGCTCCGAGTCCGAGAACGATGCCGCATGTGCGAGCTCGTGCAGCTGCACCTCGGCTCGGTGTTTACCTCGCAGCCTGCGGGCGACCTTGATCTGCCGAGCAGGTTCGCGGATGCATAGACCATCGATAGACTCGCCATTCCACTGGATTTTGCGAGGCTCGGTGTAGGTCCAGTAGTGGCCATCGAGGTGCAACCTCACGGGCGTCCCTGTTCGATAACGTCAGTTAGCCGCCGCACATTCTCGGCGAGCAGTTTGATACTGAAACGCAGTTCCGCCTGGTGCTCCCGCAGTGCCTGGATCTCTTCGCCGTGCGCACTAAGTGCCCTGTCGACATCGTCAGGCTTCACCGCACCCCATCCCGAGACCGCGAGTATCGCAGTCAATAGTCCGATGATTCCGTGCTGCTGGATTTTGCTGGCGTCAGTCGTCATCCTCGTCACCCTTTGCCGGATGGCACGTCTTGCAAATATGGTCCTCGAAGCCACCATCTGGCCAGCGTTCATCGAACTCGTCGATCAGCTCGCCGCACTCGCGGCAGTTCATCCAATAGACCATCGTCGGACCTGAGAAAAAAAAGCACCCGGCACCGAGCGCGGGGAATGGGAGGCTCGGTCGTGGCGTCTAGTCAGCGCGCCGGGTGCGTTGTGTTTTAACTTCCCATTTTGCGAATCGCGTCCAGCGTTCTCGCTGCAACCTCGAACGCTCCAATGTTCATCGCCGCCGCCAGATCTTGCGCCGCTTTCGCTGTAGCAACGACCACGACGTGGCGATCATGTTCATCGCTCACGGTGTGCCGCCCGTCGTGGTCAGTGGCTGGCGTATACGGTTGATCAGGCATGAAACCTATTATCGCTATTTCTCGCCAGAACCAAACGGGAACCAGTCGTTGAGCACCTTCCGCCGCTTCTCACAGCCTCCGCAAGGACGCACCCCAACCGCCTTCGTCAGCTTCGCTAGACTATCACCGAGGCCGCGTGACTTGCCAACCTGGTACATTTGCCCGCACGAGCAGGTCAACGGGAAGTCGTCCGGGCCCAGATTTGCCGTCAGTCCGCACTTGTCGCATGTCCACATGGTTACGCACTCCGCACCCTGACGGTCGTCCCTGTGGCACTACAGCCGCCTGCAGTGCTATCTAGCGTCAGCGTGGCGTCGATGGTTGAACAGTCCGGTTTATCGGTCCCCAGCGAGACGGACCAAACATGCTTCTCGACCACTGCGTCAAACCAATTGCATTGTTGCGTGTACTCCAACACGTACCCGTCCGTTGCATCATGGCACAATGTCAGGGTTCCGCCGGCAGCTGTTGACCGGCACCCGCAGCCCACGCCCCTTGCCCAGCGGCAACAATCAAGCTCGCCGGTTGAACGGAGCACGAAATTCCCCCCGAGCTCCGTGCAGCTGTCGCAGCTGCCCGTCAAGTTTGGATAGGTCAACAGCATGGCACCTGGTGCCGTACCCTCGACGCAGTGGCTACACATCGAGCCTCCGCTACTGTCAACCTTGTCACACTCGCCACACGGACTGCCGCCCTTGCCAGCCTGGAAATCGTCGAAGAAAACTGGCTTGCGAATTCCTGTTTCCGGTGTGCCGTTGTTGTGATAGCGGACCCCGAGACCTGCGAACGGCACGGTGCCAGCACTGGAGTCGCCAGCCGAGATTCGCTCGCCACCAGCCGATGCGTAAAACTTGCCGTTCCGCAGACAGGCTTCGAGCTGTGTCATGCCCCGGCCGAGCACATTGAAAGCAGGAAAGACACCCGAACCCATCCCGCCGGAAGCACCCGCAAGCCCAGTCGTATCGATATACTGCCAACCGTTGTAGTACGTCGAGCCATTATCGTTCGAGATCGCAAGTTTACTTTTGCCGGGGGTGCTCCAAAACTCGATAACAGCGCACATCGAACTCGAACCACATTCATAGCCCAAGTACAGCAACGCCTTCGTGCCTTGATCGCCCCGACACAACACGGACGCATACTGCTCTTTCGATCTTGCATCGATCGGCACCAGGTGCTGCACATTTGCATCGGCCCAGCCAACCAGCTCGCCCGAACTTATCTTCCAGAAGTTCGAGCAGGTTTCCCATAGACAGCCAATCTCGTCATCGCCAACCGGCTTGGCATCTGAATTGGCACGGTCGAAGTTGTCGAAGCTCGACTCGCATGGGCAGTCGCACTCGGGGCATTCATTGTCCGGCGACTTGGAATCTGACCAACGGAAGAAAGAAAACACCACATCGTCGGACCCACCCGTGCCAGTCCCTAGTCCAGCACCGACGGAAGGTGTCTGCGTGAGCTCCACATATAAGCACGCACCGTCGAGCGTTGCATAGATCGCAGCATCGCTCAGGTCGTCATCCGGTTTAATGCACATCGTTAACGAATGTGCGTCAGCTGGGTCGAGATCCTCCAGCCGCCGACGTTCCCCAACACGGCTATCGCCGATCGCTGTCTTGTTTCTAATCTCCAGCCAACCGCAGGTCCCGCTGCTATCGAACTCGACCTGTGCGTAAACGTACTGGATGCCGGACGACATCCCGCCCAGCAGCTTGACGGACTTCCGGCCGGTACTCACAAACTGCGTAGCGAGTTGCTGGTATAGCAGCCCCGTAGTCGTTGACTTGAGAACAGCGTTGTCGCTCGCTGTGGCCAGCTCGCCATCGCTGATTGACCACGACCCCGACATCTGTTGATAGTTGGTGATCGTGTCAGTCGAAAAGTCATCTTCGACCCGCCCGCATCCGCAGCAGTCGCAACCAGGTTGGTCGATCTTCCACGGCATTGCAATTACTCACACGGGACAACGACAACCCACCAGTCGCCATATGCATCGCGGTTAAACAAGCACCACTCGCCGGACTCAATTGTTCCGCCGATGTTGTAGATTGTCTCGCTTTCGCTGCCGACTTGTGCGAGCGTATTGCTGCTGGTGTTGCGAGCGTATATGTCAGCCGTCCCACTGCCGGGCGTGCTGGAGCTCAGCGCCGTAATTTCGCTGGTAGTCTTGCCAGGGTAGAACGTGACGCCAGCGGCTGGCGTGCTGGAGAATTCCGCGAGCCTCGCTTGCAGGTTCCGCACCATGTGCGAAAGCCGTTCATGGTCCGCAGCCAGCTTCGCGATACTGGCTCGACTCAGCGTGTAGAGTTCTGGCATCGCTCAGCCTTTAATGTCCGCCAGGATTGACAGTCGGGACACCTTGCCGAGCACGGCAGTGCCTGTAGCGCTGTCGGTGATTGCCACGGCCACACGGCAGTCGAGCAGGTCGCCAGCGGACAGCGATGTTGCCGTTACGTCAAACGCAAGGGTTGCCTGCGTGAGCGAGTTAATAGACTGTGCCGCAGTCGCACAGAGGTCGGAACCCACGCCGCCATCGTCATCGCTTTCGTAGACAGACACGTCGACGGTCGCGGTGCCATCCGAGACGGTGGTCTTCATCCCTGCCTTTATCTCGACCCGGACCGACTGGCCGCTAACATACTCGGGCGGCAACGCAAACTGAAATCGCCCGTACTGGGTAACCGTGGTCGCCTTGGCATCAGAGGTTACGAGGTATGGCGTCTCTGTGCCAAACGTCTCGCCGTCAAGCCCAAGGTCGTCACTCGCTGCCGTAGCTGGTAACAGCGAAGACAGGTTGTCGTGTACCCTAAAATCTCGGAACGGAACGACATAAGTCTGCAGGTCGTCCTGTACTAGCGAGCTGCGTGTGATACCGGGGACAATTGACCCGCTAAGAGTCAGGTCGCCGGGCACGAAAATTGAGCCTTGGAATGTGGTCTGTGCCATGATTATTCGGGTCCTGCTATGGGTAAGCCAATTTGAACGAATGGCTTCTCGGGGTAAATCGAGTACGTAATATAAACGGGCTCGATCGCTTCAAACGAACCGCCGCCCTTGAGCTGCAATGGCTGCCCGTTGCCATTCAGGAGAACCGGCTCGGACACGGGGTTGCCATTCTTGTCTGTGATCCGTCGCCAGGTTACCTGGTCCGCCGACACGCTGGTGATTGTCCCGCCACGGCCATCCGGGTCGCCAACCATGGCACGGGCGTGCAGTCCACGGTCGACAACCTTCTCACGGAATCCAAACTCGTCATCGACGAGAATGTCCCACGTCACACGCCAGAACTTGATTCCGTTTGCCTCATTGAACGTGCCGTTAATCGAGACGCACTGCGCCTTGTATGGCTCGATTGCGAACTTAAGTTTCTGGTACTTGAAATCGAACGTAACCGCTTCCTCGTTGACGGCCCGATGAAACTGTGCCGCCTGCTGCTGCGGGTACTCTTCCAGGTTCTTCGAGTAACGCAGACTAATGCGAGTGGCGTTTCTTTCGAGCGGAGGATTGAACGGAATCATTGCCGAGTTGACAACGGGCCCCTCGGTATCCCTGCCGCCGTAAAGTTGCTCGGCTGGCTGAATGTACCTCGGGTCGACCAGCCCCGTCTCGATTGCATAGTTAGTAAAGCCGCTACGATAGATTGCCCTATCGACTGGTCGAGTCACGTCAACGAATGAGATATCGAGGTCGCCATGGAAGTCGAGCGGGTTCTCAGTTGGCTCGCCATCTTCATCCTCGCCAACACCACCGCCACCGCCACCGGCCGGTTCGTCCTCTTGCGGCTTGTCCGGACTCTTATATGAAACGGCCACGTTCCACGACGTCGCACTTTGCAAGTCTCGCACCGGGTCGATCTTCCAGAGCTTGACGCCGAGATCCGAAACAACGCCACTCCCCTCGTACGTGTACACATCACCAAGGTGCGGCAGACTTGCCGTATCGCGGAAATGGTTCAGCACCGTTTTAACGCCATCAGTCGCGTCGTCGGTCTCGACGCGATAGTGGACAACATAGGAGCGCTTGCCAACTTCCTTCGAGCCGCCACTTCCCCGCCATGATTTTGTTACGCTGGTAACCGTCATATATTTGCCTGCCGAATGGTAATTGTCTCGGCCGTGTTCTGACTGATCTCGTTCAGCGCGGCGGTTTGCTTCTTGCGTTCTCGCTGCGCTTCTTTCATCTGTTGCAACATCCGCAGCAACTGCTTGCGGCCAGAATGCACAGCGCTAAACCCGGCCCGTGTTCCAGCTCGGGCGGCACCCACATCGCCGCCACTGAAACCGAGGTCGACCTTCGCTTTCTTCGCCTCGGCCGCAACCTTCTTGACGGACTTGGTTACCTTATCCACTGCCGTGGCGGTTTCGTCAGCCTTCTCGGTTGTTGTTTGCAGGCCATCCGCAATCGAATCAAACTGCTTGCCAACGACCCACGCCAGACCAGCACCGGCAGCCAGCCCGGCGACGACCTTGAGCAGCCCGACCCCGGTGACACCTTGCAACAGTGCAATCGCTTTCGCCATCCCTCCGATCGCCTTTATCAACTTGGGAATCGCCACAAGTATCTTTGGCAACACGACCGCGACGGACACCCACCCGGCAGCAAACGCAAGCACCTGCGTAGTCGCCTTTGCCATCGCCATGCCGTTTTTGTGGATGAAGTCGACCGTCTTTTGCAGCTGTTTGATTAGCTTCGTAACAGTCGGCAACAGTGCCTGACCGATCGACAGTTTCAGGTCTTCGACCTGTGCCTGTAATTTCTTCATCGAGTTCGTGTAGCTGTGGATCGTGTTGGCTGCGTTGTTGAACGATCTCGACGAACCCTCCATTATGATCTCGTACCTCGCCAGCGCGATCTGCATTGGCGTGGCCGTTGCTTTCTTCAGCCCTTTTTCGAGCAACTTTGCTTTTATGGTGGTTTCGTTCAGGAAGATACCGAATCGTTGTAGAACCTCGCCGGAACCTGACAATGCGGCACGGAACCGTTCGAGGTTGTCTTCATCGAGCTGGTTGCCCTCGCTCGCCAAGTCAACAACCCGAGCCGTGAGCTGCTCAACCATCGTTAGCAGCTGCGTACCCTTAAAGCCCGTTGCATCCAGGAACGACCCAAGCTCCGTTGCAAATGTCGTCATCTGTAACTTCGAGCGGCCCATGCCCTTCGTCATGGTGTCAACGAATTCGTGCACCTTCTTGGCGTTCTTGCCAAACACGGTGCCGAGCAGGTCGACGGTCTCTTCCATGTCGCCGGCGGTCTTCAGTGCATCCCCGAGGAAGTTGAACCCGCTCGCTGCGCCAAGGAAGCCCGCAATGCCCGCCGCTGCCCCGAGTGCCGACTTACCGAGCCGCACAATACTGGCGTTCGCCATCCTCACGACGCCTTCGAATTTCTTTGTCGACTGCCCTGCTTTCTTGAATGCATTAGTGAGACCACGGGCGCTGCCCGAGATCATGACCGACATTTTGCTTATGACTTTTGCCATCGCTCGTCAAACTCCCGCATGCGTTGCAACGCATCCGCAGGCGAAGTGGTCCCGGTGTCCCAATAGGGAAATTCCGGCTCGGGCAACTTTGCGTTCCGTTCCAAGTGCGGAGCGATTGAAATAGTCGCGGCCGCGAATGCCCGCAGGTCGTCGCGCTGATCGCCCCACGGCTGTTCGTCGTAGAGTGCAAGCCAGTCGAGAACCTGGTGCCAGCTCAGCGGCCCGTGAGGCTGCAGCAAGTAATCGGGATGGGGAATCCCAAGCCGCGCACAGATCTCGAAACAAACTCGCCATAACGAATCGCCCTTTAGTTTTTTTTTGCCGCCTCGATCTCGCTGTCCAGGTTCCCGAGATTGAAATCGCTCACAGCCTGAAACACTGCAACCAGGACATCGAGCCGTTCGCCGTACAGGAACTTGCGTCCCTCATCAGTATCGAACACGAGGTCGCCGCCCTCATTCGCTACGCTTTTGCTGATCGCCCAGACATATTCGTCGAGCGCGATTGTCACCGGCAGTTCGCCATCCTGGTTCGTCTTGTCACTGATCCGCTCGAGCAGTTCTAGCCGGTCCCTTGCCGGCAGCCTTGCCAGGGTAACCGCCCCGCCCCAGTCAACGACCTCAACCTCAGTCGTCGCCCGTCTCTCGGCGATCAGCTCTGTTAGCGTCTTTCGCATTTCCGAACACCTCATTTTGCGAACAAGCAATTGCAGCAAGCTCACGCAGCTCATCCCCTGTGCAATCACTTAAAACAACCTCAAGCCCCGGCCCGCCTGGATAAATAAGCACGGCAGAATCCTTCGGCACGGCAACGATCTGCACCAGCCGAGCACAGCGGCGAACGTCCATCTGCTCGACTGACTCAATGTCTGCGAACCGCAGCTCAAACTGCAGCCGGTGTCGCTGCCACGGCTGCAGCCTTGCAAACCGGGCAGCACCGAAGCCGGGTAATTCTACGTCGACAAACTTCGGCACGTCGTCAGCTCCGTGTGATAGCGGATGTGCGTTGCACCGTAATAACACGCGAGCAGACGCTCGACGCATCGACTGTGTCGTGGTCGATACCCATAACCCGGCCCGTGAATTGCCAGGTGCGAGACGCCCCGCCGCCACTGTCTGCAACGAAGACCAGTTGCCACGAATAGTTATGCTTCGAATCAAATGCCGAGTCGATGTACTCGTGCACTGTGTCGCCATCGGTATAAATTTGGTTAAAAGTGCAGATCGAATTTTGTTCCAGTCCCTGAAGCGCGACGGACAAAGTATCTGCGAGGTCGGTGGCGTCGACCGACTCATACTCTCGCGGCGGGGGGTCGATCGATGTAATCTCACCAATCGTGGTGAATGACGCATCGTTGTCGTGGTCATATTTCACGAGCGTACCGAGTCCGAGTCTTGCGCTTGCCATGTTCTAACTCCCAGGTTGATAGCCGACAATTTGCAACGAAAACGCGCACACATGCAGGCCGTCGTCGCTTGCATCTCCACGGGGGACATACGAGTCGGATTGACTTTGGATAAAGATGCCGGACACTGTGCCGGCCCCGAACGTGCCGCGAGTTGCATGCTTGCCCCGGATCAGGTCACCGAGGTCAATCGCCCCATCGATTGATTCTGAGATCGCTTCGATATCGAGGTACTCAGTCCACGGCCGCGTGCCTGCCGCTTCGTCAAGTGTCTGCAGTGGCTCGGTGTCGTTGCGCTGATACCAGATGTACGAGCCTTCGTAGTTTTCGACTGCCTCGTTTTGGTAGCAGCGTTCGCCACCCACGGCGGTGCTTATGCCGCCATCAGCGAGCAGGAACGTGCGGAGGTCTTCGCCGATACTAGGCACTGCGTAACTTCCTCATTTCGAGTGCGAGCTCAGCCTTGAACTTGCGACGGAATGCAGTGCCGGCAGGCTGCTGGCTGGCTTGTGCTCCGCGCTGAATAAACTTCGATCCGGAGTGGCCCGGATGGTTGCGGATGTACTCGCGATAAATGCGTTTGCGGCCAACCGTCCAGACGTACGGCTTCGAGGGGTCTCGTTTTTCCTTGCGCTTGCCTGGCATGCCGTGCGCCTCGACTGGGTTGTTCACCAACCAGAGCGGCAGCACGACCCCCTCGCCAGACAAGCCGCCTCGCTTCTTGTGGCCAACTGCCCTGGCGACCGCCTTCGAAAATCCCTTTTGTTTTTCGATACCTTTCGCCTGTCCAATGATCGCCGTGTACACATTTCCTTTTTGGTACTTGACCACTTTCGAGCCGAGCGACTTTCGCAGCAGTCCTGTCTTGCGAGGTGCTTTCTGCTTGACGGCTTTCCGAATCACACCGCTCGCTGCGGTCGTGGCTTTACGCAGCACCTTGCGTCGTGTAATGGCATCGAGTTGGTCGAACTTGGCCGCAGTCGCCTTGGCACCTTTGATCGTTAGCCCGACTTCCATGCCGGTACTAGCAAGACGGCCGCCACCTCGCTTCGTACCTGTAAACCTTCTCGCCTCGTCATCCACCACAATGCGGCGATTGCGAGGACGCCGGGCCATTCCTGCGAGCCGTTTCATCACGCCCATCGCTACAACTCCTCTTCGCAGGTGAGGACCATTATGCGATTGAGCTCTTCGATATTGTTTACCGCCCGAATGTACAGGTAGCGGCTTCCAAACTTCGCGCGGTGTTCTGGCGTCAATCCAGACTGGTAGCGGATCGTGATGCGATGGGTAGCGTTGGCGACCAGCTGGTGCGCTTGGATCAGCTCATCGCCACTGAGCGTCTCGACCTTGGCGTGCACGGTTGCCAAGTTGGACCAATCACCAGTCCGCTCGCCACGGGTGCCAGTACCAGTTGGCGGAGTCTGCAGCACGATCACCTGTCGCAGGCTTCCCGTGTTGAACTTGGCGAGAAGTTTGTTACGCATAAGCGACCTGCGCCCCCACGCAACCCATCTCGGCATCGAGCTGCGGCAAGATACCCCGCCCGATTATGGTGTTCTGATCAAACCCCGTGCCGCGATGGTTGTACCAGTAGTCGACGCAGTCCTTGACGGCCTGCCGAACCACATACGGCACATCGCTTTGGCTCGCGTATCCGGCCGTGTGCGTTATCGTTATGTCTTGAATAACTTCATAGGTCGTCGGCCAAGTCACGTTCTTCGCCGGCACGATGCGGCCGTACACGCCATCTGTGGCGACTCGGTACTGACTGCTCGCCAGAGTTTGGCTGTCGCCGTTGGTGTCCAGGTAGGTGATTGACGACACCGCCCCGAATGGCGGGCGGGCAATCTGGATCGCGTTGCCGATCCAATACCGTGGATCTTGCCAGCCATCGCAAACGAGCTTCCACGTCGACTGCATAATCGAACACTTGTAGCGATCTTCGAGGAATGCTGCCGCCTCAAGAATGAGGCGCTGCAACATCGAATCGTCATCGGTCGTGGTGATGTACGAGTACGACTTGCAGTCATTCAGGGGAACGGGCAGTGTCGTCGGCTGTGTGGTTCTGACGTGCACGGCGTTTCCGTTTCGGTTTGGCTTTTGGTTTGTCGAGACCATCGGCCGGCGAGGCGATCTTCCGAATTACCAGAAGTTCGCCTTCGCCGTTGCCAATGTCCCGTACGGTGTGGGCACGATACCCACGCCAGTCTTGGTTAAATTTCACGAACATTAAGAGGCCGCCGTTTTGAGACCGACCACGGCACCAGCTGACGAACCGTCGCCAGCTCGATGGAATTCCAGGTCGTAGCGAGAAATAAGTTTCAAAGTCAAAACGTCTTCGTTGAAGGCGTAATGCTCGGAGCTGGTCACGTCGATTGCAGTGCGATCGCCCAGCACTAATGCCTGGCGGAAGTCGCCAAAGAACAACGCAAACTTGTCCGCAGCCTCTGCCGGCATCGCTTCGGTGAAGTTGATCGGGTAGCCGAACAGCTGTGCACCTGACCCGTCGGCGATATTGCCTGCCGTGTTACCGCCAGCGGCGTATAGCAACCGCTGGACCGCATCAGCAAATGCCGCACGATTCATCAGCCAGCTCGCACCGACATGAAACTTGTCGGGCAGCAGTGCCGCGACTGCATTCAAGTTCGCGAGCGTGATATCCTCGAATGCGGTGTTGCCACTGCTCATCGTGACCACGCCAGCGGCACCGATACCAGAAACGAGTCCGGTGATGCCGCCGTATGCACTTGTGCCGTCGCCGTCAACCAGTTCGACGTCCATCCGCGCGCCCAGTTCATAACCGGCACGGGATGCAACACGGTCGGCCATGTTCACGATTGAATCGTTGATTAATTCCCAACTGATTTTCGTGAGCACGGCTCGCTTCACGGCCGTCAGGGCGACTTGTCCCCAGACCACGTCGGACGCTGTAATCGCCGACGCTTCGCCCGGATACTGCACCGTTTGACCTGACACGATGGTCGGGATCTTCAGGGTGTCGCTTGTCATCGGGAACCGGTCCGAGATGCGCGGAGTGACGCCGACCGCATCGCGCGCTTCGAGTACTGCGTCACTGAGCGGATCGGGCACGGTGTAGCCGCCTTGGCTGTCAGTCCCTTCCGTTTGTGCAGCTCTGAATCCGACAAGGTTGTCACGGCACCAGTCGGCCGCGTGGCGATCTTTCAGAATCGCGGCCTTGATCCACATGCCGGCTTCGTATGCGTGCTGTTCAGCCTTCGGGCCTTTGAATGCCTTGAGCGCGCCAACGTTTTGCCAACCGAGGGAACGAATGTTGTATTCCGGCTTCTCGGGAGCGGCCAGTTCTTGCGACTGCGCCTTGGCGGGCGTCTTCATTTCCAGCCGGAGCGATTCCAGCTTCTCGGCCCGTACCAGCTCGCGGTACAGTCCAGTCGAGTCGTCGCCATCTTCTTTGCCAATGTCAGCTAACAGGGCGTCGAATTGCGTGTGGTCCTGTTCCGTTAGCTCACGGTCTTCACTCTCGGCGAGCGCAACAATGGCTTCGGCTTCGGCATGCTTGGCGGCGATCTTCTCTCGGATGGCCAGTGGGTCGTGCTTGCTCATTTCGTGCTCCGGGCGATGCCGGCGAGCACACTGCAGGCACAAAAAAAACGCGGCGCGAATCGCCGGCGAGGTTGGAATCTCGTCGGTGATCTGCGCCGCGTTTATGTCGGCCGCTTAGATCTGCCATGCGTCAAGCGCACGGCTATAAGTTGTCGCCCGTTAATCTAGCCGATCGGCCTTTATTCTCCAAACACGCTTGCGGGTGGCGGGTTAAGCCGCAGCCATGCTCGGGCCCGGTTCCGTTTCTTCAGCTCGGGATTCCGCTTGTTGTCGAACCAGTTGGCGACCTCCGCCATTTTCTTGGCGGACTTGGTTCCGCCGTCTGGAGTCCAGACGCCTTCTTCGGGGGTGCCCGCATGCCACGCCTCGACGCCGGGGGTGTCGGGTCCCCTGGTCTGCACCGCTGCCAGCTGTGCAAGGTTCTGGCGAGTCTCGTCACCTGCCTCGCCGGCCAGCAGCACGGAAGGGGTGTTGCGATATTTGCCCTCGGGAACCAGGCACGCTGCGATCGCCAGGTTCTCAGTAACGTCATCGACGAATCCCAGCTCCAGCGACTGCGAACTGGTGAACCAGGTTTCGGCATTCATGTATGCCCGCAGGGTGTCCTCATCCAGCGAGACCCGCGTCAGGTATGTCGCTACGATACTGTCATCAATAGCCCGGAGCGTGCCAGTCATTCGCTCGATATCGGATGCACCCTGGTCCAATGCATTTGCATCGCCCGCCAACGACAGTGCCGTCCACGAGTTGTGGATCATAAGCATGCCGTTCTCGGATATAGTCACCCGGTCGCCTGCCATCGCAATGACGCTGGCGATACTGGCCGCCAGTCCATCCACGGCGGTAACAGTCGGCACCGACAGCCGGCGAATCTGGTTGTATATCGCCCAGCCTGCAAACACATCGCCGCCCGGTGAGTTGATGCGGAACGTGATGCCGTCAGGTGCATCGAGTCCCGACACCTCATCATAGAACGCAGCCGCATTCACTCCCCCAAACTCCTCGCCGATCTCGCCATAGATCAGGACTTCGGCAGACTTGCCGCGAATGTAATTATTTATTTTCCACATCGGGAGCCCTCCAGGCTTGCATAGCAATCTCGTTCGGGAATGTTTCCAGCTCATCAAACAGGGCGGACAATGCCTTCGGCAGCTTGTCCCGGGGCGTATCTTCCAGCACGGCGACCACTGACTTGCGATGGCGTGCGCAGTAGGCAGCCGCCAGCGAACCTGCGTGCAGTGGTCTACCAACCGCAGCCCACACTGCCGAGACTGGCTCAAGTGCCTTCGTCAGTGCTGGCAGTTTCGTCGCGTAGTAGTCCTCAACCCAGCTCACGAAATACCCTTTCCGATTCCGGCGCTTGGCTGCTGCCGTGATGTGCGCGAAGTCGCGGCGCTGCTCATTCCTCAGCCGGTCCGATGCCAGATCCTGGAACGCCTCAACCTCGTCCATTGGCTCGGCATCATCGACCGGCACATCTGCAGGGTTGATTGCGGGGTTGCGGAACAGGTCGCCCTTTCCATCGTCTCGCCTGTTCATGTTCAACTTACGGCGAGCTTCATTCGGCGTGATCAGTTCGGCAGAAATTAATTTCGTCAGCTGGTCAACGAGCGCGACATTGTCGGCCTCGATCAGGCTTTGCAGGTTATGCTCGAAGTAAACTTTCTTCTGCGAGCGTTCATCCCCCGTCAACAACTTGAGGTCCGATTCGGCAGCCCACTTGCGAAGCCACGGCATCAGCGTCTGCCCCAGGAACCTGCGATTCTCTTCGACTAGGGATGCATACGCCGTCGTTGTATTGTCGCCCAGCATATGAGGCGGGATGTTGAACCACGACGCAATCTCGACTCGCTGGAACGCTCGCGACTGCAACCACTGCGAGTCTTCGTTCGAGATTGAGAACGGGACAATTTCCAGGCCGCCAGATAGCACAGCGGTCGACGTGCTCGAATCGAGTCCGCGGTGCCGATCCTCAAACCGTTGTCGCAGGCTCGTCGCTTGATCTTCTGACAGGTGTGCGGCAGTCTTCAATGCTATGTTCGGGCGGGCGTTGTTTCGGAAATGCCTGTTGCCGTGCTTCTCCTGAGCAAGCCCGAGTCCGAAGCTATTCTTCGCCATCGTAAACACGGAGTACCCTTGCCAGCCGTCACTCGATAACCCTTTCAAGTGGAATACATTTCGAGCAGGTATCTGCCGAGACTCATCGCGTGCGTCGCTGCTTGTCCAGTACGACAAGTCTTCGCCGGTTGGATCCGGGTACGTTAACCCTGGTTCGAGGATTATCATTTCGACAGGACGGCCCGCACCATTCCGCCGGATCTCCGCGTAGCCGTTGCCCCATAGCAGGGCGTGCGCTTGCAGCGTCTCACGGAACGCAAAACTGGTGATCGTTGGAGTTGGGGCCGGACTGACATTCAGGAGCGACCACGCTGGATGGTACCGGACCCGCTCACGGTCGTCCGTCACCTCATCCCGCTCGTATATCTCCAACGGCAGCCCGGCGACTGTCTGACTGATCAGGTTCGTCGCCTGCCACACACTGGAGAACGTCAACGCCTTCTCGGCATTAATACGTTCCCCGCTGTCGGTGTTGTAGTTGCGGCCCAGCCCAGCCGACAGCCACTGCTCTTCGGGGAGCAACCCTGCGGCAATGGATGGAACAACCTCGGACACGCTGTGCTGCGTGACGATAATCTCGGTGCTCGCTTGCATTAATAGATCGCCGGTTCGGGGTCTTTTTCAGGCGCTAAGCTCAACGCCATCGACATGAGAACCGCGACCACGCCATCGATGCGTGCATGCTGCGAACTCTTGACGGGGCGAATGAGACTACGGTCGGACGTCGGCTTCACTTCCACGTTATGTATCTGCCATCCGAGACACTCATTCCCCGTGTGTTGTATCTTACCAGACGCGATACAAGACTCGAACTCGCGGCACGGCTCGTTGTAAGTTCGGTAGTTTTGGGGGGCGTCAATGGTCTCGATCCCCTCCCGTGGGAGCTCTTGAAAAAACCATTCGGCATTATGCGCATCGAATGCAACCTGCCGGACCCGATATTGGTGGCAGATCTCGATAATACGCTTACACACGAATCGCTGGTCCACCCGGTCGCCCGGAGTGAATTCGATCTCGCCTTGACGCTCCCAGAGCAGGTACGGAACCCTGTCCGTCTTCTCGTGGTCAAGCGCCGTTTCTCTCGGTATCCAATTCCAGCACAGCACCTTGTACCCGTCGTCCTCAGTCCGGGCAGTGATCGCGAAAGACGTCAGATCGTTCTTCGCACTCAGATCCGCCCCGCCGAACCACGTCCCGTCGCGACTTATCTCTGCGACTTGGCACTTCTCCCAGTTGTCTTGATTCAGCCACTTGCTGGTCGATGCCGTGTGCTGGTTCAGGTACAGTCGGCGAAAATCGTTCTCGATCCTCGGCATCGCCTTCGCGCGTTTGCATAGGCGTTTCATTTCGTCGAGTGATCTGAAATCCCCGAGGGCGGGGTTGCACTTACGCCAAGTCTTGACCAGATCCCAGCGATCGTTTTCGGCCGCCTCATAAATGATCGGCAGGTACGACGGGTCCTTTATGATGCCGTCGCGAACCTGCGAGGCGTACTGCCACTGCTCAAACTCCAGCGTCTGGCGGTTGTAGTTGCCGGCAGTTGTGATCGTGACCATAAGTGGCGAGTCGACCTTACCCATACCGGTTACGAAACTGGTGTAGAGCTCGCGATCTTTCGCAACATGGATCTCGTCGTAGACCACCATCGTCGGCTCGGAACCGTGCATCGCACCCGCCTCAGATGCAACCGCGCGGAAGGTCGACCCCGTCTTGTTGTTGATGATGGTATGCGTTGACTTGCGGATCGTGACGAACTTCATGAGACGCGGGTTATTCCGCAGCATCGCCTCGACCTTGTTCCACAGGAACCTCGCCTGGTCGCGGGTTGATGCCGCACAGAAAAACTGACGGTACGGCCGCATGTCACGCAGGAACCTTTCAAGCACCAGCGCGGCCGCGAGCTCCGTCTTGCCATTCGCTCTCGGCAACCATATTCCGCAGTGCTTGTACTGCCGGTCGCCCTTGTCCGTGTACGTGCCGATCAGCTTCTTGACGATACGTTTCTGCCACGGGCGCAGGTTGAACGACTCACCTGTCGTGGGGTGCGTCAGGAAGTTAATAAAGTCGACAGCCTGCTGTCCGGGGTCGGTTGCAATCATGCTCGCATCAACTCATCTAAGGCATCGAGCGCCTTCTCAGCACCCGGCACGGAGATACGCGAAAGGCTGCTCGGCGTGAGCCCGAACTCGGCTTGCAACTTTATCAAGCTCGCCTTGTTCATATGCATTTCGGTAACGTATGGGTTGCGTTTGAAACTGTCGCCGTTCGGCAGAACAGCACCGTACTTGTTCACCGCATCCACTGCGCTGCGATATTGAATGTACGTGTCGGTGTAGACTTCCAAAGCATGGGCGTACACTGGCGACAGGATGCCGAGCGCTTCCAGCGCATCGAGCAAGTTCTCCCAGGCTACTTTGCCAACCTTGCTATCGTTAAACCGCTCCGGCATCGGGGGTCGCCCGGGAGGTGCCTCCGGCTCGTTTTCGTTTATCCGATCTTTGTTTGGCTCGCCGGCGAGTATTTTCAACTTCGTCGGCCTTGGCAGTCTGCCGCTTACCATTGCTGTTCGCCTTTCGCTAGAGAGTTGCGCCGCTGGTTTCGACGCAGTGCTTGCAAACCGGGTTCGCTGCATAGCCGCCATCGCGGTGGAGCTGCTTTAGCTTCCGCATTTTCAGCCCGTCCCATGCTTCTCGGATTGTCATGTCGGCAACATTCCCCATCGGCAAAGCACGGCCCGAGAAAGTGCAGCACGGCAGAATGTCGCCATTGCTGTCAACGACCATCAACTTGTACGGGAAGGAGCACCGGAAATCTCGCTTGTCATTTTCCAGCACTGGCAGCGGACTAGGTGCCGTCAGGTCATTGTCGATCCCGGGCAGGTTCACGCGATCTTGAAAGCCGATCATGTCGGCAACGCCAGACCAGAGCGAAACGAAGTCATCGGCTTCGTGGATGTTTAGCTCGGTCTTCAGGAAGTTGACCCGCACCAGAGGCCAGGACACGCCGCGCTCAGCACGCCGATTCAGCAACCGGCGAACATTCCCAACGATACGGTCGAACTGGTTACTGTGCCGCATCAGCGCAAACGTCTCGGCCGTAGTGGCATCTAGCGACACCATCACCTTCGACACCCTTGCGTCGATCAGCTCATCGATCTTCGCATCGTCCAGTAGCGTGCCATTCGTAGCGAAGTACACATTGAGCACGCCCCTCGCCCTTGCATAGTCGATGTACTTACAGATATCGGGCACCAGCAACGGCTCGTTTATGTAATTCAGTTTAATCGAGCACAAGCCGTACCGCTCGCCTTCGTCAATCACCTTCGCAAAGTCATGGAACGGGAGCGTCTTTTTCTTTATGACTTCATGGCCGTGGGTGCAGAACGAACACCGCAGATTGCAATGCGAGTTAAGCTCGAAGTCGAGTTGCAAGGGAAAACAGAATTCGCCCAGCGACTGCGCGACATGATACCGCTGCCGGTACCTACGCCACCGGGAAACATCCTTCGGCGCAGTTATGCCGCTCGGCAGCTCATCAAACAGCGACCGATTTAGCACTGCCGTCAGCTCATTTGCTCGCGACTTTTTTCCTGCCATCTCGCCCCACCCTCCGTGGTTTCCTGGCGGCCTTAAGTTTCATTCCGTAGTCGTTTGTCTTGGCTGCATGACTGGCTGCGGACTTGCGGATTAGCTTGTTGTTTTTGAACGGTCGATAATCGACAAAGTGGTGCCATCGCCCCCAGCGTTTCACGATCCTTGTTACGTCCGGGTGCTTGGCTTGCAGTTCTTGCGATGGCTTGAGCCGCCCCTCGGCTGCGTACTTTTCAGTGAGTCCGCCCTTGCATTCCATCGACATGATTTTCTTGACGAGGAACACGTTAAAAAGGATCGTGCAGTTGCCGTCCTTCAGCACCCGCAAACACAGATCCGTGTCGTCGTTGTACTCACCCTCGCACCGATATGGCTTACCCGAGGCGGACTTTGCTTCGGTCTCGATTAGCATGTTCGAGTAAACCCGCGTGTTCAGTGTGAACGGCTTGGCGACATTGTGCTTAGCAACCACGAACATCTCGTACTGAAAACCTGCGATTGGCACATTCTCATAACGGGCCGTGAAGTCTTCGGCAACACAAAACATCGTTCCGTCAGCAACGGGAACATGGCGATTGCGATTGCGTCGATAAAAGGTTTGCATGTTGTCATCGATCGTCCAGTACTTTTCATGACCGTGCTCCGCCGCGTGGTCCCAGATCCAGTTGCGAGTGGCGACCAGCCCCTTGTCCGTGTGCGGTAACACGAGAAGGTGCTTGGCATCAATCACGGCCGCATACTTGTCAAACTCCTGCGGCTCGACAAC